GTTCGGTAAGGTAGACCGTTTTTATTCAAATATCCTAGAACGCTAATTCCGTCTAGTTTGTTTGAGATAAATGTTTTCTTTATACTTAACTCTGTGTTAAAGTAGTGTAATGCTGTTTGTCGCATCATAGTTAAAAACGTTGGTCCGTAGATGTCATACACTCGTTCAAAGAACGAGATGAGTGAGTCATCTCCTTGTACGCGTATCCAAAAATGGTCTGAGTTAATATTGATTCCTAATGCACTAAGGCATGTAGTAATCATGATCATATTAACCATCGAATCCATCAACTGTGTTTGTTGAAATCCGGATCCAAATCCATTATAAGTCCATTGGTATATTCTTCCGTCGGGAAGAAGGATAGGTGTAAATTTGATGCTGTGACACATCCATTTCCATAATCTATCAATAGTTCCAGGATCTTTGGTTTTTGCGTGTTGGTAGAAAGAGGTAGGCTGATATTGTGTAAAATCGAAATACGATCTCCAAATATCATGAGTTATGTCTATCAATTCGAACAACATTCGTCGATCAAATTGGGACCAGTCAATACTTAAAAAAGTATGAGGTGTTCCATTTAACATAATTTCATTTTGTAGTTTGCGCCATCCGCCTTTCATTATTTCTCTGCCCCATAACATACGGCCACAATCTTCATTAAGATAGGTCCTTTGTAGTGTCCAGATGAACATGTTCTCTACCATTAATAGAAGCTTGGTTGCTCCAAAAACAGCTCGAATTTTATCAGGTTCGTCTTTTGATACCACATGTGATCTAGCATGAAGTGTGTTCCAGTAGTAGGTTTTAGGGTTACCATAACTATCCCAGAATTTTGAAAATCCATATTTTATCTGATGGACTAACGTTCTGTTGTAAACGAATAATTCGTTATATAGGTTGTGGAAGTTTGGTGTATCATCTTTGACTTCTCCGATTTTCTGCTTATATCTAAGCCATTCTCTGACAGTCCAGTATTTTGAAAATACTTTCTTAATTCTTATCCATGCTGGATTTTTCCAGTCATAAGTTGTGTCAAAAGGTACGAATTTAAAAGAATTTAAATTCCAAGGTGCTTCAGCACTAGGTACCAGATTCCACGGATAATATCGTAGGTCGGGGAACGAGATAGGATGTAACATCTCCTTTGGTTTGAAACTAATTGATGTCAAGTTAACAGCATTGTTAAAGTGTTCATCTATTGGTATTCTTTTTAAGGGTTGCTCAGTCCTAAAGAAATCGTCAATTACTGCTTTATCACTGAAGTCTGACCTTCTATTTGATAGAACAGATAATATTTCGTCCGTAGTATAATTCAGCGACATCGCCTTAATCACTATCTGATTACGGTGGTCGATTACACTTTGAGGTAGCGTAAATTCGAATCTATACGGCAGCACATTACGTGCGAGTCGAAGTATGAATTTGAGATTCATTTTGTTTTGCGTAAGCCTAAAATGCTCACTAGTATCGGTCTTTTAAAGATCTAGGGGAAGCC